CAAGTATAAGTATTTCTGGCTGTATCGTGTGAAGTTTGGCATCCCTGCCACTGCGCTGGCCACCAAGGGTGATAGCATCACTTTCTCCACTCCCACCATCGAAGGTACAATTCTGCGCCGGAATAAGGTGGATGCCAAGGGTAAGCATCCTTGGAAGGCAGAGGCTACGGAGGGTGATGCGGCGGTCACCGAAGAAACCATCGTCAACTGGTACAATGAGGTTTACGAACCCACCTATGCAGCATAAGGAGGAACTATGGATAACGAACGCAGTGCAATGATCACCATCGGCGGTGAAGAATATACTCTGGTTCTGACCACCAGAGCCACCAAGCAGATTGCCGGTCGATACGGCGGTCTGGAGAATCTGGGCGATAAGCTGCTGAAGTCCGAAAACTTCGAGATGGCCATCGGTGAGATCGTGTGGCTGATCACCCTGCTGGCGAACCAGTCTTTGCTCATCCATAATCTGAAGCACCGGGAGGATCGCCGGGAACTTCTGACGGAGGACGATGTGGAACTGCTGACCAGCCCTGCAGATCTGGCCACCTATAAGGCAGCCATCATGGAAGCCCTGTATAAGGGTACCAAGCGCAATATCGTCAGCGAGGATGATCCAAAAAACGCGGCAGTCGGGTAAGTGACGAAGAGTTATTTACCCGACTTCTTTATTACGGCATCAGCCAGCTTCGCCTGTCATGGGATGAAACATGGTTGATGCCGTTTGGTTTACTCCTTGATCTATGGGAGTGCCACAAGCAGTATAACGGCATCAGCAGACCCAAGCGGGAGCATTTCATTGATGAAATTATCCCGGATGGGGTTTGAGGAAGGGGGTGCATGACCTATGGCTGACACCTTCGGTCTCAAGATTGGTCTGGAAGGCGAAAAAGAATTCAAAAAAGCGCTGGGAGAGATCAATCAGAGTTTCAAAGTGCTGGGCAGCGAAATGAAGCTGGTGCAGTCGCAGTTCAGTAAAAATGACAGTTCTGCAGAAGCACTGGCAGCAAAGCATAAAGTGCTGACCACCCAGATTGATGCCCAGAAGCAAAAGATCGAAATGCTGCAGAAGGCACTGGATAATGCGACGGAGTCTTTTGGTGAGAATGACCGGCGCACCCAGAACTGGCAGATCCAGTTGAACAACGCGAAAGCCGCCCTCAATGGCATGGAACAGGAGCTGGAAGAATGCACCGATGATGCCGATGAAATGGGCGATGAAATACTCGATGCCGCCGAGGCCGCAGAGGACTCTGAAAAGAGCTTTGCTGGCCTCGGTTCTGTTTTGAAGACAGTAGGCGCGGCGATGGGTACGGTGATCGCGGCAGCAGGAGCAGCTACTGTAAAACTGGCAACCTCTGTTGTCCAGCAGTTCGGTGAACTGGAGCAGAACATGGGTGGCGCAGTTGCCGTTTACGGCGACTATGCCAACGAACTCATGTCCATTTCGGAGGAAGCCTACCGCACAATGGGTACATCCCAAAGTGAGTATCTGGCCACCGCCAATAAGATGGGCGCACTGTTCCAAGGTTCTGGACTGACCCAGCAGCAGTCGCTGAAGATGACCACGGAAGCAATGCAGAGAGCAGCGGATATGGCATCCGTTATGGGCATTGATACCGAGGCCGCTTTGGAGGCTGTGACTGGTGCGGCGAAGGGCAACTACACTATGATGGATAACCTCGGTGTGGCGATGAACAACACCACACTGGAGGCCTATGCCATGGCCAACGGCTACGATAAAGCATGGGCGTCCATGTCCAATGCAGAGAAGGCAGAAGTGTCCATGGCATACTTTTTGGAGAAGACCCAGCAGTATGCCGGTAACTTCGAGCGGGAAGCAACTCAGACCATTTCTGGCTCCATTGGTCTTATGAAGGCATCCATAGAATCCTTCGTTGCAGGCCTTGGTAATGCAGATGCCGACATGCAGAATCTGACCCAGAATATGGTGGAAGCATTCAAGGCGGTAAAGGATAACGTGGTACCTGTCCTAGAAAATATCGTGGCGGTACTTCCGACCGTGGTAGGAACCATCCTCATGGCCATAGGCGAATTGCTCCCGATGGTTCTACAATCGGTGAGCAGCATATTTGAACAGGTTCTGAGTACAATTTTGTCGTTGCTACCGGAATTGACCCCAGCGGCGGTCATGGCGGTTTTAACTGTGACCTCTGCGCTGCTGGAAAGCCTACCTTTGGTAACAGATGCAGCGGTTCAACTGGTGATCGCATTGACCACAGGCTTCGGATCGGCCTTGCCGGATTTGATTCCATCGGCGGTGATGGCCGTGGTCACCATAGCCACAAGTCTGATCGGCAGCATGGATCTGATTCTGGATGCGGCGACCCAACTGGTCGATGGACTGGCCACCGGCGCGCTGGCGGCCTTGCCAATTTTGATCGCAGCCATTCCCACCATCGTAAATTCGGTGGTGGAATTTTTGTTATCCTCCATTCCGTTGATCATCAGTACGGGACTGAGTCTGTTCAGTGCTTTGATCTCAGCCCTGCCATCCATTGTGAAAAACGTCCTCACTGCGGTGCCGGTCATTGTGGATAATTTGGTGGTTGCGGTTTTGGACTCCATACCCCTATTGGTGCAGGCGGGATTCGATTTGCTGATTTCTTTGATTTCTGATCTGCCATCCATCATTGTAACGGTTCTCACAGCCGTCCCAGAATTGATTGGCAGCATCCTCAGTGCGCTGGCAGACAACACAGATAAAATCATCCTTGCAGGATTCGAATTATTTGTTTCTTTGATCCGCAATTTGCCGTCCATTGTGGTGGAGGTCTGCAGGGCGGTACCCCAGATCATTTCCGGCATCGTGTCGGCCTTCGGATCGACCATGTACCAGATAGAGAATGTGGGCGCAAATATCGTCCGCGGACTCTGGCAGGGCATCCAGTCCTTGGCCAGTTGGTTGTGGTCGAAGGTGTCTGCGTGGATCCAGTCCATCTGGAATGGCATTTGCGATTACTTCGGAATCCATAGCCCTTCCGACCTTTTCGACTGGGCGGGACAGATGATGGTGAAGGGCTTGTCCGGCGCAATCCAGCGCGATGGCGATGAAGCGGTACAGGCTACTGCGGAAATGAGTAAGGGCATCAGCGATGCGGTCAATGATCTGGCAGCAGACATGAACACCAGCATCAAGCCGGAAATCTCTGTAAAGGGTAGTGTTGACGCGGCGGCAGGAGCAGCAGCCGGAGCAGGCGGCAACCAGACGGTTATCAATATCTACCCGCAGACGCTGGATCAAGCGACCATTGATTATCTGTTCGTAAAATTCAATGCACGATTGGGGGCTGCAATTTGAGAAAATTTTATATCGAAAATGAAATTGGTAGCAGATTGCCCCTCAATGGTGAGCAGGGCATTTTTCTGTCAAACCCGGCTGGTCTGGGTTTGACACTGCCTGCCAATTTCGCGGATATTCATAAAGGATTCTTCCGGGACATCTCTGGAGAATCCGAACCGCAGAGTACCATTACCGGCGATTTGGTATTCATCGGAGAAAACGCATACGCGGACTACCGCAGTTTTGTGGACTGGTGCAGCGCATCCAATGCCCTGCATCTGATCTACAAGCCCTATGGAACAACGGAATTCTACCGGGATGTCCAGATCAATTATCTGACAAAGACAGAATTGACGGATACCCGGTGGCTGACAGTGCCGACTGCGCTGGCCTGCATGTCCCCGTGGTACCGGGCAGCACCAACCAGCATGGCCATGTCCACGGAATCGGGGTATGTTCTGAAATACCCGTATAGCTATACTTCGGATTTGATTTATAGTTCTTCCAGCGCAGGCAGCATGGCAGCAGATATTCCGGCAGAAGGCCATATCCCAGCGGCCTTTGAGATTACCTACCGGGGCGCGATCATCAATCCCAAAATTTCGCTGGTGGGAAGTTCCAGCAATAAGACTTATGGAGTCTGTGCGCTGACTGCCGCATTGGGAGATAATGAGTCCTTCACGGTGTCCAGTTTGTATGGCAAATGCCGGGTGGAAATCACAGATGCAGACGGCATCACCACCGATGCGCTGAACAGTGTGGATTTGGCCTATGAGCCATTCCCGCGAATCCCGGTCAATGAAGATTGCACACTGCTCATGTCTGCGGACAGCGATATCAGTGGCCGCGCCACAGTGCGTGTGTATTACTACTACAGGAGTGTGTGATATGGTTGCATTCATAAAAAGAAGAAAAGACTTCCGTACATACGCATCTGCAGAGGTAGTCAGCTGGAATGTGCCGCTGGCATCCATTGAAAATGATGTGGGAACCATCGTTCTCTACGGCACCACGATTACCCGTGGCAGTGAGGGCGACTTCCTCATTATGAACGGTCACATTTGGGTATTGGAACAGGTCACCCCGGATCAGCAGCAGACCACAGTGACAGTGGGCGATGTGGCCGGAGCCTTTGACAGACTGTTGCCGTTTGTGGAAGCAGCGCAAAGCATCGGTGCATTCCTTGCCCAGCAGTTTACTGATCACTACAAAGAGGTCAGCGATGCTGCATACCGCATGCCATATCTTCAGATCACCAATCTGGACAATACAGAATATATGGGGCCTACTGTCACAGACGGGCTTTTCAATCTCCGCACCTACATACGGAAGGTCAATCGCCTTCGGGATGTACAGGTGCGGTTTTCTGTTGATCGGGATTACCTCAATATTCTAATTGAACCTCGGCAGCGACCCAGCCACAATGTCATTTTTGAGGATGGCACATCCCAGCTAATTTCCCGTTCCTACAGCCGGTCATCCGTTGCCAAGGTCACCGCCTATCAGAATGGTGTGGGACATACCTATTATCTGACCGATGAGGGCGATGTAACCGATACGGAACCCCTGCGTAGAGCAGAGGGAAAGTGGGAAGTGCTGGCACTGGATGAATATGCGGATTTGGAGGAACGTGTCCAGGACTTGTTTTCCCAGAATTCCAATTCCCACAAAATCGAGTGGAGAAGCACCAAGGAATACAGCCTCTACGATACAGTCGTTCTGCGGCTGGATGGCGGCCTCATGTCCTCTTATGTTTCCTACATCGGCATCTCCTCCGATGATAACCGATTCTACTACAAAAGCGGTGAGTTGGCGACCACGCTGACGGAACGCTTGAAAGGAGCGAATATATGAGTTCAAACATTCATGGCATCAACTTTGACAACCAGACAGTAACCGCAAAAGATCACGGGCATCTGTTCCAGTGCGTCATTGTGGATGGCATCATGTCTGGCTGCGAACTTTCCTTCAGCGGAACCTCGCTGGTTATCACTCCCGGATACTTGCTGATCGCAGGCCGGGAGATGAAGTTGACTGCCAACACCACGGTCATTGTCAGTGGTGCAACAACTGGCTATGCCCGTGTTTTGATCACCATCGACCTGACCAAAGCAGCCACAGCGGAGGTGTTTGAGCAGGCAGATTTTCAGATCCAGTATGCCACCACGGCTACTGGATTTTCTGCATTAAACCAAGAGGATGTCAATGGCACCGGCACAGTGTACCAGTTTGCACTCTGCACACTGGCCATGGGAACTTCCGGCATTGCATCCATCTATTCCCACGCAGGCAGTGCAGCTGTTCGTATCCCCATCATTACAAGTGAGATGCTTGGCTCTGGTTGTGTGGTCACCGGAAAGATCGCCAGCAATGCAGTCACCAACGGCAAAATCGCAACCGGTGCAGTATCCACAGACAAGATCGCAGACGATGCCGTTACCGCAGCAAAGATTGCTGACGGCGCAGTCGGTACGGTGGCTTTGGCTTCTGGTGCGGTCACCACGGATAAGTTGGGGGCAACCTCCGTCACAGCTGCAAAGCTGGGTGCTTCTGCCGTCGAGACCGCAAAGATTGCTGATGCAGCAGTTACCACGGCAAAAATGGCAGATGGATCTGTCACGATGGCAAAACTGGGTGCTACGGTGACCATCGCCAAGGGAGGTACCGGCGCAACGGATGGTGCAACCGGTCTGAAGAATCTTCTGGCTGCTGGTGCTACCATTCTCAGTTCCAATCAGTATGGAACAAGCCTTCCCAGTACTGCCACTGCAGGCAGACTCTTTTTCAAGAAGGTGTAAACCATGGCAACGATGAATGCAACAGTAGACGGCTGGAGAAACCGACAGTCAGCAACATGGTTTCCAAGTAGCGGTTTTTCTAGTATCGGTTCCAGTACCGGTGCTTCGCTGTATATCGCATCGAACCCCAGCGGCAATAACAAGTACACCATCTGTCTTAGAATTAAGACCCCCAGTTCTACCAGCATAGGTAGTATCAGCAAACTGAGTGTGTCCTTTAAGGTGTATAAGGCCAACTCAAATGCCGGTACGCTGTATGGTAGTTTGAGAACTACTTATACCGATAGTAGTAGCAGTGATACAGCAAGCACTTTCCGTAATAATGCTATTGGCAGTGAGGCAAGTTCGACTTACGCTTCTACGTCCTATGGCACCATTACTTTTGACTTCAGTGGCACTTTCAGTCAGGGTACCTATTATTATCTGTTCTTGTACACCAAGAGCAACAGTGATATGTACTACACCACTGCGGGAAATCTCAGCCCATCCGCAGTGGCGACCTACTCTGTCAAAACCTATGCGGTCAGCTACAATGCCAACGGCGGTACCGGCGCTCCCAGTACCCAGTACAAGACACACGGCACAGCACTGACACTGAGTACTACCAAGCCCACCAAAGCGTCGACCTCTCCGGGCAGCTATACGGTCACGCTCGATGCCAATGGTGGCACCTGTTCTTCATCCACGTTGACGGCAAAACGAACAACCTCGTATACCTTCAGTACATGGAACACGAATTCCAGTGGTACGGGTACCAGTTATGCTTCCGGTGCATCATACACCACCAATGCCGCATTGTCGCTGTATGCCATTTATTCCAGCAGCACCACTACGGCTTCAGTGACGCTGCCGACACCCACAAGGGACGGCTACGACTTTATGGGCTGGGCAACAAGTGCCTCTGCGACATCCGGCACGACCGGTTCGTACAAGCCTTCCGGTAATGTGACACTGTATGCCATTTGGGGTGCGAAAGGGTTGGTTTACATAGGCAATGAAGCCTATCAGGTTTATATCGGAAATGGTTCCAGTTGGGATTTGTATGCGCCTTATGTTGGCAACGGATCCAGCTGGGATCTTTACAGTTAAAGGAGGAAAACAATATGAAGGAATTATGGAATGTAACGCAGATGGCGATTGCTACAGTGGGTGGCTTCTGTGGCTGGTTTCTCGGTGGCTTTGATGGCTTCCTGTATGCGCTGGTTGCGTTTACGGTGATCGACTACATCACCGGTGTCATGTGCGCGGTGAATGACCACAAGCTATCCAGCTCAGTAGGATTCCGGGGCATTTGCCGGAAGGTGCTGATTTTCTGCATGGTCGGTCTGGGCAATATTTTGGATGTATATATTCTGGGTGAAGGCAGTGTTCTGAGAACCGCTGTCATTTTCTTTTACCTGTCCAATGAGGGTGTTTCCATGCTGGAGAATGCAGCGCATTTGGGCATGCCCATCCCCGATAAGCTGAAGGATGTGCTGGAGCAGCTGCATGAAAGAGAGGCAAAGTGATTATGGCTTACTCCAACAGCCCAATGGTGGTCTATACAAAAATCAGCCCCAACAATTCTGGCCAGCGCAATCACAGCATTGACAGAATTTCTCCGCACTGCGTTGTAGGCCAATGCAGTGCGGAAAGTTTAGGAAGCCTGTTCGCAGATCCAGCGCGGCAGGCTTCCTCTAATTATGGCATTGATAAGGACGGTCGCGTGGGCATGTATTGCCCGGAAAGCAATCGCAGCTGGTGCACTTCCAACAGGGACAATGACCAGAGGGCAATCACCATCGAATGCGCCAGCGACACAAAACATCCCTATGCCATGTATGATGTGGTGTACAACACCCTCATTGAACTATGCGCTGATATTTGCAGACGCAACGGAAAGAAGAAACTTCTGTGGTTTGCAGATAAGACTACTGCACTTTCCTATGAACCCGCAGCAGATGAAATGCTGATCACAGTGCATCGCTGGTTCGAGAATAAAAGTTGCCCCGGCGACTGGTTGTTCTCCCGACTGGGGGACGTGGCAACGAAGGTAACATGTATGCTGGAGGATGGCGACACAGCGGTACCACCGGCAGCTGTACCAGTAGAACCTGAAGCAGAGTACCCGGAAAAGCTGACTACAGGCTTATACCGGGTACGGAAAAGCTGGAGCGATGGTAATAAGGGACAGATAGGTGCCTATCGTTTTCTCTCTAATGCCAAGCGCAGAGCAGACAATCATCCCGGTTACAGTGTGTTTTCGGATGATGGTGTTTGCATCTATCCTATCCGGGAAGCTGCGCCATCTGAAGATATGCCTGTGACTGGCAGGAGCTATACGGTGGTCAAGGGGGATAGCCTCTTTGAAATTGCCAAAAAGCAGCTGGGGAAAGGCAGCCGATACACGGAAATCGTGAAGTTAAATGGGCTGAAGACATCTACCATTTATCCGGGACAGGTTTTGAAGCTGCCCGAAAAATAAGGAGGTCAGAATGAACGATAGAACAAAAGTTAAGGTAGCATTCGCAGAAGCTGTGTTGCAGACAATGTGGATCAATGGCCTGATTACAGCAAAAGAGCGGGATCAGATTGCCCAGAGAACAGCGCAGAAGCTGCAGCGAATGAGTTGCTAATTCTTTGTGTTATTTCGATTATTCGCTGGACTTTCCCATCCCTTTCTGATACCTTTGCCCCTGCCAAATCGGCAGGGGCAAATTTTATACATAGGTTCAAGCCCATTATGTACAAGGAGGTAAAAAGTGTCGAAGCAGAAAAAAAGAGCAGTCGCTTATGTGCGTGTGTCAACGGCAAGTTCGGCACAGTTACACAGCTATGAGTTCCAAGAACAATACTGGCGGGAGCGATTCGCAGATGATCCAGATACGGAACTGGTAGCGATATATGCAGATAAAGGCATCAGCGGTAGCAGTGTATATAAGCGGCCTCAATTCCTTATCATGATGCAGGACGCAAGGGATGGAAAATTTGATGTCATCTATACGAAATCAGTATCCAGATTCGCAAGAAATACGGTACAGGTGCTGGAGGCGGTGCGGGAACTGAGGGATATCGGAATCGAAGTAGTGTTTGAA